ACCAAAGCTCGTACCTCTTTCTGTAATCCACACTTCTTTTGCTTCCTTACATTTACTTAGGATACCTTTAACATCCCATGGTGCAAGAAACTGACCCTTTTTGATATTGACAATACAGTCGGTCTTACAAGCTGTCTGAATTAGATCAGTCTGTCGACACAGGAAGGCTGGGATCTGCAGCACATCCACAACCTTGTGACAACTTGATATTTGACCTTCTGTATGGACATCTGTTAAGATCTTTAGATTGGGAATCTCTTTCCGCATAGACATAAAATCGTTCACAGTTTCATTTTGTCCCAAGCCTCTAATGCCATCAATGTGGCTTCTATTTGCTTTGTCAAAACTAGCTTTGAAGTAGTATTCTATACCATACTTATCACATAGCTCAACAAGGTGCTCTGCTATCAAAAGCGATTCTTCTAAACTCTCGTGTTGGCACGGTCCAGCAATCAGTCTCATTCTTTCATTATATCCTTAATTGCAGCATCCATGAATATCTCTCGCCGCCCAGCGACACCAATCTGCGTATCGAACATATCTTTGACGCGGGTGAGAAGAACACTCGCTAACATGAGAACTTCTTCTCTGCTATCACACATCATAATTTGTTGATCAATTGGCTTAGATAGCTCAGCCATTTTTGTTAAAGTATCACTGTCAGACATTATTTTCACCTATTACATTATTAGTGTACACATACTGTAGAGCGTTATTGGCCTCCACTTCCATTGGTCTATTCTCATACCAATTGCCTGTCGTGCGATCAAACTCTTTACACAAGTCTACGATCTCTTTGGCTGTTATTGGATATCCTCTAAACACGGCATTGCCGGCTGTACTAATCATAATTGCATACATCTTACGATACCAACCCTCACCAGATATCCCCATATACTCTGAGGCTAGCTTCTTTGGCCAGAACGGACAATCGCTGTATCCTGTCCATACGTACGATGTATTACTTAGCTTTCCTTTTCTGTGCTCCAACACTTGTTCTTTCCAAGCATCGGGCAATCTGTCTAGGAAGTTTGCACTATTTAGCTTCTCACTATACTGATGCTTTGCCATCAATAGGTCGGGGTCAATATCCACGCCAGTTGAGTTAGAGAATATAAAATTGTTAGCGCCAGAGTAAGATGCAGGGACGAAATACATCCGAGATAGATCTTTAGTTTGGCGATCTCCGATTGCCTCTGTTTCTGTATTGAGAGCGAACCAAAAGTGTTTGATTCTATCTGCCGCAATTGGCGATACAAGCGGGAATACCAATCTGAACTTAGGTACCAAATCACTGCTGCTTGCAGTACTATAACAAATGTAATTGAAACGGCCATATTGTGATCTAAGTACATCTTCTAACTTCCCCTCAAACGCATGATCATCAACATCAATAGCAGCCCAACGCTGCCAAGCAAGGACACTTTTGTTTGATCGAGTAGTACCAGTCTCATATACAGCTGGCGAAATAAGTTCAGCATCTCTCTTACCTCCTAACGGTCTTTCTGATAGCTTGTATAGAAACTTAGAGAATTGATCCCATGTATCAAAGTCTAGCCTCCGGTGAGTCTTATTGTCGTATTGATTTTTGAATATGGTTAATGCATAAGTCAAAAGAATGCTTCCAGGGTAGCTTTCGGTTCATCATCCCATCCCACAGCATCGAGAATGCTTCGGATAGGCTCGAGAAAGGATTTCTCGTACATCTTATTATAGTCGATAAACCTGTGAAGGTCAAGCTCCTTAGGTAAGTTCAGCGAGTATGATATAACATTCTCTTTAATTGGATTAGGAGACTTGAGATATACAAACTTAATCTTCTCACCATTCTTCACAGTCTCATAGTTGTTGAGACCTTTCTTACTCAGATGATGATTGTATAGCAATGCTCCTCTCACATGGATAGGACAAGCCTTCTTGTATATTGTCTTACGATCGTGCCATTTATCCACATCTGACACACCTCGAGGGAACGAAACGTCTTCTGGTGGTAGCTTACTAAAGTCACGTTTGAAATCTCGAATAAACTTCTGAGTAGCTTGCTCGCCCTCATCAATGATAACTCTAAAGATTTCTTTGAACTTATCTCTACAGATCTGAGGAGTAGATGACTTAACAGCTTCAATGCCCATAATCTTTAGTTTAGGAGTTGCATACTGAACACCCTCGTTGTTATGAACATTAAGGATGTATCGTTTCTTTGCAACCCAGATCCCTTTGTCAGCAATCACCTCACGAGCCATCTCCATACGATTCTCATATACGTTCATCTTCTTTGCCAATGCATCATACGCTTTTGACAATACCTTCTCAAAATGATCTTCTGCGATCTTATCAATAAACTTAACAGGGTCCGTGGGGTTGAACTTACTCACAAGAGGTTGCATCTTCACATACAATGAGTCTGTGTCAATAGCAATAATATAGTCCTCATCAGTATCTAGTAACTTGTTCATCTCTTCGTTGATAGCTCTCTCAGCCCAACGAATAGATAGCTGACCAGATGTTGTAATAGCTTCTGCAACCCTATGATCAAAGTATCTAAAGTAATTATTACCTAGAGCACCATACAGAGAGTTCATTAGGATCTTAATAGACATCTGTTGATTCTCAAGAGTATTGATCTCGTTCTCAAGTGTCTTAGTCTTACCTTGCTCATACTCTTGCTGAGCTTCTAACATACGGTTCTTGATGGCTCTGCGTTCATCATAGTATTGCTTAATCACCTTAGGAATAATACCTTCAGTCTCCTTAGAGAAACGTTGACCTGATGCAGCCATAGTAGAATCCAGATCATTCTCAGCGGATGTGCCAGCTAGAATAGAATCCACATCTACACCTATCACCTTACCATCAATGACAGTCTCAGGTGACATGTTATACTGAACAATGATGTTTGGATAGAGGGAGTTGAGATCGAACGAAGCTACCCATTGGTGCATTCCCACATCTGGGTCCTTAACAAATGCTCCAGGATAAGGAGTCTTCGTCTTCGCTATCTTAGGAGGGACAACTACTTGTTGCTTGGTCAAGATTCTGTATATAATAGAATCCCAGATAGATGTTGTACCAAACGTCTCAGAGTAGTTTACACCACCCCTATAAGCCATAGTCATAGCAAGAGTAATCAACCCCATCTTTTCCTCTAGTCGTTCAATAAGCTGAACATCTTTGAGGTTATAGTCGATATACAATTGGTGATCAGCATGATATAGATTCTGTAGATTACCGTGTTCCTCGAATGATAATTTCTTATCTCCGAGAACAATATATGCTACATGGTCTAGCTTATAGGACTCAAGTGTTCCATAGCTGTATCCAAACTTACGGAACAAGTCATAATAGTCTAACTGTTGAATACCCATCATCTCATATGCTATGTTGGTACGTCCAGCAATTACAATATCTCTACGATCAACAACACCCCACGGAGAGAACTTCTTGTAGACGTCACCTCCTATGATATTGTTTACTCTGTTTATGAGATAAGGAAAATCAAAAAGACGAGTATTCCAACCAGTAACAACATCGGGACACGTCCGAGGATCCGACCAATGCTGTAACCAAGAGAGTAGGAGCTCGACTTCGTCTTTGCATTGTACGTATCTGATAGCTTTGATACCATCGACTTTACAGTCATTCTCTTCATATTCTTTCAATCCCCATACATGATATACATCATCTAGATTGCTCTTATGAGTGATAGCTGTCACAGGGTGTGCAGCGTCTGCTACAAAAGGGAAACCATCTTCTGAGTGAACCTCAATATCTAAAGATACGACATTTACCTTTTCACGTTCAAACTTAATATCGTTTGGAAAGCGATCGGTGATGTATTGTGTTACATAATTTGTTGTACCATATATTGGATAGTTATCTACACCATCATACTGCTTAGCCCAATCTCTTGCGTCACGCATTGTGTCGAAGTTGCGAGGCATCACAGGTTGGTTCTGTAGATTATTCCAACCAGTCTCTTTATCTGTTAAATGGAAGAGTGTGGGACTATATTGGACCTTTTTCTGGATCCGTTTACCATCTTGGAACCCACGATACAAGATGTTATTACCATATCTATTAACGCTAGTGTAAAAGTTCATATTCCCTCCGAACTTACATGAGCTTATATTATACTATAAAATAAGGAGGGGGGCAACTGCCCCCCAACTTTTAATCACGCAATTTGTTTACTTCCATCATGCACTTCCTCGACTCCTCGTGAAGCCCCATTCTTGCGAGCTCCGCTGCCGCTCTCGAGTAACCCACCACTTGGGTAAAACGATCGAGTGAAGACCACAAACCCGACAAGGGTGAGAAGACATAGTTTGCTACTAAAACTGTCATTATACCCACCCCTTTAAATTTTGGTTGGTTTTGACATAATCAATAGTTGCTTTAGCTCGTGCGATTTCATAGATCTCGCCGCGGCTAATACCAATGTCTGCTAAGTCATAGTCAGATAAGTTGCTTAGAGCCTTTTCAGTTTCACGGATTGCTCTACGTTCAATCCGATGGTTGTAAACACTTTTCAGTGCTTCAATAAATAGTTCAACTGCTCTCGTTGAGTAGCTGTGCGCTGTTAGTATTGCTTGTGTCATTTTCGTTCCTCGTTTGACCAATATTGATTTTACGAGGACGCATTTCTTCTGGAATGAGATACTGCAATTCAATTGCCAGAATACCATCCTGAATATCTGCTCCGTTTACATTTACATGTTCGGACAGCCTAAAGGTACGCTTAAATTTCTTTGTCGAAATGCCACGATGGATAAACTCTCTACCTTTAGAGACGTGCTCTCCCTTTACTGTCAAAGTCCTATCTTTAACTTCGATATTAATTTCATCTTTTGAAAACCCAGCAATAGCAAGTTCAATCAGGTAGTCTGATTCACCAGCCTTAATAATATTGTGAGGGGGATAGTGGTCTTGAGCATGTTTTGCAGTGAACTCTAGTTCATTGAAAAGATGATCGAAACCCACAAAAGATGACCGCGGGAAAAGTGTTTGTAAGCCTGTCATTGTTATCTCCTTTTGAGCAAGCAAGATTGTGTCGCGACCAGAGAACTCTGCATCGCTGTAGTATATATAATGCCTTTGACCACTAAAGTCAACAGGTATTACTTATTTCCGATATTATATTTTGGACATAGTTCCCATTGAACTTTTTCCTTAAACGGAATAATCTTAATCTGTCTAAGTGGTGCCAATGGTTTAGCACCTGCAGTGTCTTGTATATCTACCAATCCCCAATCAGACATTAAGGTCGCAATCGTGTTGCGACGAGCCAAATCAGATTCATCTAAGTTAGCTTTCTTACCATCTAATAAGAATAGTTCTTTAAAATGTACGATAAAGTATCTGCCTTGTTTATGCAGAATATGACATGATTGAAATAGCTTCTTCTCTTTACGAGAAGCCACTCCAATTCTTGTCAGGGTCTCGCGAACTTTTAAAAAATCATCTGGTTCGCTAAGAGTGATCTCCAGCATAGTTGCTGGACTCCATTCAATGTTATTTTCTTCCACCTTGATCCACCTTCTGTCTTATTGTTTTTATCTGGTCAGGTGACAGGAGTGACAAGGCTTGCTTGGCTTTTGTATTATTATAACCATAGTATGTCTTAACCACTTCAATATCACTAGTTGAGTCTGCTTTAACCCATTTACTAAATCTTTTCTTTTTTCTTATTATATTTAGTAAAAAGTGATATTGGAGCTTGTTATCAAGGTGGTGATAACGGTTAACCATGTTGGCGTAATGAACGGTATCAGGAAAGTAGCTTAATGACCTCAAGGTCATAAAACTGTTATATGACTTCTCAGTCATATCGTCAACCATGAGATCATTTTTAGTATGGTTGATAGAATTCAAATAATCAAACGGGCTCATAGCTGTCCTTCTATTCCACTATCTATTCCTGGCCACTCATCAGCCGGTTGGAGGAACAATCTCTTGATTCCTTCCAAGGCTTTGAATGTTTCTTCTGGCCCTTCTACATGGAAGCATCTATGAGGAAAGGATTGTATTTGTTTAGCAAAGGGATAATCATTACCACCTTCTTGAGTATCATCGCCAAAGAAGATAATACTATTATACACCTCTTGAAGAGGTTTGTAAACCTGTCCTTTATCTCTTCCATCTTCACATACGTCAATGCCAGTTTCTCCAGCTATTTGAGCTGAATATGAATGGAATATTTCATTGAAGTCTCTTGCTAATTGTTCCCTCTCGTTGGTTTTCTGATCATATTTAATGTATTGCTGTCGTTGTTTTTTAGTACAGCCCCGTCCAATAATTGAGAAATTCATCATGCCAGGACGTAGGTCAATGTGCTTTTTACCTGTCCTGATCGGGAACGCGCTTTCAGCTAATCGTTGCTTACACCATTTAACCATTACTGCCGACATTGTAAATTCAGGCACAGACTTAACTAACTCATCATTTACCCACAACTCATTGCCGGCACACTGATAGCTACCTTTTGCGGCTTTGGTTAGATCACCTAACTGTTCTTTAGTCTTAGCAAAGTCCGAGCCAGTGAGAAAGTAAATGTCAACCTTCTTTGAGAGATCCATTAGTACTTCTGCATAAGCAGGATCTATCTTCTCTCTACTTGGAGTAATCGTTCCATCAACATCGAACACAAGACAATTATCTTTCTTGGTTGTTGCTATGGCTTCTTTGATTCGTTGACCTAAGTTATCCCCTGTTAGCTTCTTTGTATCAATGTCTTTATTGATCCACACATCATGGCCTGGGACTCTCCAATACAACATAGGAACAGACTTATGCCCTTTCTTTTTTAGAAAGGCTTTTGCTTCTGGGTCTTTGGTAATATCAACAGCTTGGAAGTCTTCCGCGCCGTCTAACTTACTGAGCATGCGCTTCATAATCTCACAGAAGTGACATCTCGGTTGGGTGTATAATACTAACATCAACTAAACTCTACATTTGCCATAATCTCCGTCATGCAAGCTACTACATTGAGTTCATGGTCTGCCACAAAGGCGTTCTTATATTGATAGTCAGCTAATATTAATACTAGTTGAGGAACGCTATGAGGTTGCACTTTATCAGTTGCAATGTCATATAACCCTCTAAAGATAGCTGCTGCCTCTGTATCTATATTGTTTACAACCCACGATCTCATAGCTTTGAAGTTTTTATCTTTGAGATGTTTTACCAGTATGTTATAATCACACACGTCACGAACAGTGCTAGCACTAATATCGCCACCCACAGATCTTCGTTGAAGTTCATTGAGGACTCTCCTCCAGTCTGGTCCATGCTCAAGGATGATGCTTGCGACAGCAGGTGTCTCAAAAGCTACACTCTCTGTGTTTAAGATATCTTGAGCACGTTTAAGGAATAGGCCAGCTAATTGTGACATCTCCTTTTTAGTACAGTTAAACTCATAGACTCCACAACGGGAATGTAATGGAGTTATAATCTTATTCTTAAAGTTACATGTAAGTATGAACCTACAGTTGTTAGCAAACTCTTCTATGAATCCACGAAGAGCGGGTTGAGTCGACTGAGCATTAAGATAGTCAGCCTAATCTAAGATAACAACTTTGTATCCTCCTTGTAAGGAGACTGACGAAGCAAACTGTTTGATCTTACCTCGTAGAGTATCAATGTTACCTTCTTCAGATCCATTGATAACAATATAGTCACAATCGAGCTGTTCACACAAAGCCCGAGCAACAGTTGTCTTACCTAACCCAGCAGTTCCAGTAAACAACATATTAGGAAGTTCGCCGGACTCTAAGACCCCAGCGAACATCGACTTTAGTGATTCGGGTAGTATACAGTCCGCTATAGTCTTCGGACGGTACTTCTCAACCCATAAGAAATCGTTTGACATATTTTATCCTTCATAGAGACGTTCATTATATAAGATATCGGATAAAATGTCAATTACTTTTTGCTTGTGTCTTCCGCAGCTGTTGCAAGTTCTTGCTCTCGCTGTTCAGACAGTTGAATCATCTGAATACATTGATCTCGTAATTGGCCAATGGTTGAAAGCTCTTCACCCTTGAAACCTCCACGTTGAACAATTGTATCAATTACAGCAATCATGCTTCGAGCGGTACGATTACCGAGATCAAACATTTGATCCTCTGGTGTGGGGGTAGTTTCTTCTGTCATATTATACTCCATAAGTTGATGACTTTTCTAATGCAATCCAATACTGCGTTTTATTTTCCACATTAGTGAAATGTGATATTAGCGATGAGGATATCTCTACTTCATAATCACCTGGCAACATCTTGAGGTTGCTAATGTTTATGATAAGGTTAAAGTCCTCATCATCGAAATCTCCATCAACATCGATAGAGAATGTGTTAGATGTAGTGTTCTCTGGGTCTACTACAGAGAGTCGTACTACACCATTATTGCTTGAAATAGCGACAGCTGTATGCTCAAGAGCCGAAGCAGCTCGCTTGATCTTATTTAGAGTCTCATTATCTAGTAAGAATTTGACTTCTACACTAGGCATTGTAATATCTTTTGATGGACTCGTAAGCATATCTATATCAGAATAAAAGTACTTAATTGCCGTACGACCTGTCGAGTCTCCAATAGTGACGTATGAATCTTGAAACGACACTCTAGGTGTATCTACTAAACTCAGCACACTCAAGAATTGGTTTAGATCATAGATACCAAAATCCATAGGTAAGTCTTCTAGGATGTTAGCAGAGGCAAGTAAGTTCTTTGCTTCTGATATAGTCTTCAATGTATTACCTTGCTTGATAACTATATTAGAGTTAATCGAAGCAAAGTTCTTTAACACTTGTAGTGTTCCTTCACTCAGTTCCATTATGCAGCATCCTTCAGTTTGCTAAAGTTCTTATCTTTGATAAACTCGATCTTATTGGCAAATCTACCTTCTAAGATCTCACCTTTATGAGAGATCACAAAGACATTTGTTTCATCTCCAAGAGTATAGATGATTTTCATAAGATTGTCAACACCTTCGTGATCTAGACTTGAGTCAAATGTCTCATCTAATATCAAAAGGTTGGTTGCGACACTATTCTTCATTTTAGCGATATGTCTCCAAGTAAACAACAATGCTAAATCGATACGTTGCTTTTCTCCCTCTGAGAACGAATCATATGTAAAGTCGTCTCTATGACGTGATCTAATAGTTTCGCTAAAAGACTCATCTAAATTGAAGTGAACGTAGAAGTCTAGTATTTGTAGATACTGATTGCATAGTTTGTTTATAACAGGAAGATATTGTTTGATAATCTTAGTCTTAATACCAGTATCTTTTAACATAGCTGCTATGACCTGACCATATTGGTAATCCTCGTTAATTTTTAACTTGGACTCCACCTGAAGATCTGTGTCCTGCATCATAGATTCTAAATCAGATATGGCTAACTCAATATCAGCACCTTTGCCAATATTATCAATCTCCATCTGAGTACGATCAACAGCTGCTTGAAAGTTACTAATTGATTGATTGTTAGCATGTATCTCACTCTGAGAACTTTGCACCTCGACCAATCCGGCTTCTGTGTCTAGTAGAGCTGCTTGTCTTCTCTCCAAAGAAGAGTCAGCAGTCGATAAGGCATCGCTAAGTTCTTTAGCTCGTCCTTTACCTTCCACGATATGAGACCTTTTCGTCTCCTCTGTGATAGACTGTGTGCACACGGGGCAGGTATCATTTTCCTCGAAGAACTTAACGTCCGAAACAAGTTTTTTGATGTCGGACTTGAACTTCGACCGGAACGTAGTGAGCTCTTGGATTTTTGCTTGCGCCTCTTGCTTACTCCTTGTGAGTGATGGTAATCGTTCTTCCACGAGGGTAGATAAGGATCCGTTTTGCTCATTAAGAGTCTTAATCTCATCTCTGTAATCGCTGATGAGTTTGAGCTTCTCTTCTTTAGCTTCTTTATTAAGTGCTTTGACGTCTTTAATGTATTTCCTTTGCGCTTCCGCTTGAGTCTTGCCGAGTTCAATCTTGTGTGAAACATCTTTTATCTTTTCCCTCATAGAGGACATTTGTTCTTTCAACAATCCATTCATTTTAGAGAATACATTAATGTCCAGAAGGTCCTCGATAACATCCTTTCGATGGTTTGCACTGAGTTGCATGAAAGGAATGAAGGAGGATGACCCAAGTACAACAATCTGGTGAAAGCTCTTATGATTGAGCTTCAAGATGTTTTGCTCGAGGACCTTCTGGTACTCTTTGGCATGTGAGTCCTGATTAATCACTACACCATTCTTCCATATCTCAAAGATATTTGGTTTGATGCCGCGTATAATCTTAAACTCACTACCAGAGACAGTGAACACCACTTCTACGAGTGTGCCCTTTTTATTAATAGAATTGACTAGCTGGTTCTTACTAATGTTTCTATGTGCCTTACCAAACAAAGCAAAAGCCAATGCGTCCAACATCGTAGACTTACCAGCACCATTGTGTCCTACTACTAATGTAGTAGTAGACTTCTGCATGTTTACTTCTGACCAATTGTTACCGGTCGAAAGAAAGTTCTTCCAACGTAGGTTCTTGAATACTATCATACTACCTCTAGCGCTTGCGCCTCTGTCATAAGGTTAGACATTTGCTTCTTGATTCTATCTTTATCAAGATCAGTCTCTACACCATCAATATAACTATACAACAATGCACTTGTATCTTCAACAGATACTTCATCATCTTCTACATTATCACCAAGAAACTCATTGAAGTTCTCTGCTATCTTTAAATCATGTACCTTACGGTTATTGATCCGATCTACAAACCTATCGAATACAAATGTGTCCGATTTGTTGACTACAACGATCTTTACAAACTTATCGTCTAGATGATCTAACGGGCATGATAGGTAATCATTTTTTGTGTCATCATATGTAATCTTCTCGAATAACGTATGAGGATTGTGAATAGCTTCCACCTTACGTGTGTCTGTATCCATAACATGAAAGTGTTTCTTATCATGCGCATCAGACCAGAAGAACTCCATCTGTGAGCCAAGATAGTGAATGTTCTCACGTGACGACTTAACGTGGAAATGGCCAGAGTATACCGCTTCGAAACGCTTAAAGATCTTAGGATCTAAGCCGTGTTCGTTTACGATACCTCTCAACATCTCGAAACCTTGGAGCTCAAAGTGACCACCAATGATATCACATTTGGCATTCTTTAGGAATGTCATTGATTGCTCTTCATTGTCAGGAGCGATCCAAGGAACCAGACCCATCTTCATCCCATCATAGTCCATAACTTTTGGTTCCATAATGATATTCACTTCATTCATATAATGACCAAGCAGCTCTTTCAAGCTGTTTAGATCATTTGTATTCTTGAAGAATGTGTCGTGGTTACCCAAGATGATGTCCATAGTGATACCATATTCTCTCAACTTAGCGAGAAACATTTTACGGTTCCTATGGAGGGCTTTAAAGTTATAAACTTTCGATTGTCAAAGAAGTCTCCCAGATGAACGATATGACGAATGTCATTATCCAACATGTAAGGAAAGAACACTTTGGAATAAAAGTCTTCTGCATTGTCTAAAAATATGTCACTACTATTGCGGATACCGGCATGGGTATCATTAAGGATTGCAAACTTCATAATGTTCCTATTTGAACTGTATTACGTTCTGACCAGTGTTGACTAGGATGTTACGTTTGGGTCCCCAACCAAGATCGTGCAGATATTCTACATCCGCTCTAGTGTGGACACGTTCTCCCCCAGGATTCTCAGATCTATATTGTCCCTCAAAACCCATCACTTTGGCAACACTTTTTACCTCTGTAGAGTGACCAGTTCCAATATCAACCACATTGCCTTTAGTCTTTTGAATGTGAGTAAAGTTGTGCATCAGTATATGAATAGCACTACACAGATCATCTACGTGGATGAAGTCCCTGGTGTGGTTTTCATTTATATATTCTACTTCACCACGTTCAAGCATTTTGTACAACATATCATCACGTCCAGGCCAAACAGTGTGAAATCTCATACCAATTGCATTATATTGTTCTGCTTGGATTTCATTTATCATCTTAGTGGTAGCGTATGGATTGCCCCACCACTCCCATGCATTTGAAGACGAGGCATACAATATGTTACTACAGAATACATCAGCCCACTCAAGTGCGAGTCTGGTTCCATTTACATTGTTATCAAAATATAATTCAGGATCTTCTATCGAAGCCCTCACCCCAGCCAATGCAGCTAAGTGAATCATAAAGTCATATTGATTTTCTTCTTCGAGAAGATTATCAGATGCATGATTTGCCCAATCCTCTTCATTGGTTATATCACCCACAAAAGTATCAACATTCCAGCCTGTGCCCTCTAGGTATGTCTTGAGATGCGATCCAATCATACCTTCTGCGCCTGTTAAGAATACATTCATTACATAAACCTCGTCAAGTCTGAGTCCGCATCGACTGTGGATCTTCGCTTCTTGCGTTCCGCCTTAACGATTTTCTTAACCTCAGTGTCAACTTCTTTAATCTTATCAATTCGATCTCGCAATGTATCAACAAAGCGTTGAGCAACAACTTTTGCTCCTGCATCATCTGTAGATGCAATAAACTCTTCAATACCTGATTGAGTAATATATTTTGCTTTAATATCCTGCTGCTTTTTCTCTTTAGCAATCCGTCGAAGGAATGCATACCAACTTATCTGTGTGAAGTATGAAAAAGCGTTTGGCTTACCCGATCGAGTAGCCGCTTCTAGATTGTAATTTTCTATAGCCTTGAGACAATTCTCGACTGCGTCCATTACCATCTCTTCACGATACGTGTATCTAACAAAGTTAGATTTATGAGATAAACCTTCTGCAATTCTAAGAAAGCAATGTGCGATGTAATCCGGCACAATGGGAAGAGATTGTTCTGCAGTACGAGCTTCATTCAATACAGTTACATAATCTACTACCGCTTGCGAGAAGTCTGCGTTGTTCACATAGTGAATACTTTTACGTTTAGCCATTAATTTTCTCCATACTATAACTGTACACCATAATATTAATATGTACAACCACTTATTTTTCTGTTGACCTTTTTCAAAAACCTGGTATAATAAGGCTAAGCCTTTGCAGGGGGCAGTATATCCTTTACAAAGAATCCTAACCGTGGATCTTCAAGCTGAGTATCAGCA